GGGAATTATATAGATGACTCCCTTTGAATTTTCTTGCGTTTCCGCTCGCGCTTTTTCGCCGGTTCGGACTTCGGTTTTGGGCGATACGCGAGCACCTTATCTGCAACAGCGTCGAGTTCGGGAGGCGGTGATTTCTTCTTCATGCAGTAAGCTCCTTGTAGGTAAGACGTTTGCCAATGGCGGCGGTTACGAGACTATCCAGACGCTCAAGCGTATGCCGTTTCACGCTACCTTCGTTCAGTCGGAAAGTGAATTCGTTGACGTAGCGCCCAATGTGCTTGGGACTGGCATGGTGGTAGACGCCGTGCAGCCCGCGCTTCAGGACAGCCCAAACGCTTTCAATGCTGTTCGTGCTGACGTCACCGCGAACGTACTCCCCGCTGCTGTGGTTGATAGCGTCGTGGTTGTAAAACAAGCCGCCCAAGTCGGAGTAGCTGGCGGACTCGTCTGTGTAAACTGTGCTACCGGCTTCCACGTTGCGGTGGATGGAAGATTGCAGTTCATTGCTGCCAGTATCAGTCACAGGATGAGCAATAGTTCTCCCGCCGCGCTCACGCAGACCAATAACAGCAACCTTCCCGACAGTGCCGCGACCAGCTTTCAGTTTTTTGCTCGAATGCTTGTTGCGCTCTTTGCCACCGATAAAGGTTTCGTCAACCTCAACGATTCCGCCAAGCTTGTCGATATCGTTACCGCAGGCTTCGCGGAGGCGCTGGAGCATGAACCATGCAGACTTCTGAGTGATAGAAATTTCTTTGCTCAATTGCAGACTACTAATGCCCTTGCGCGACGTGACCAGCAGGTACATGGCGTACAGCCATTTGTGCAGCGGGATATGCGAACGCTCGAAGATGGTTCCAGTCCTAATAGTAAAGTCAAGTTTGCATGAGTTGCAGCGGTAATAACCTTTATCGCGGGCTGTGATGCGCTCCTTGCTGGCGCACTGCGGGCAGCATGCACCGCTAGGCCAGCGCCGCTGTTCCAAGTAATCGCGGGCGCTTTCTTGATCCGGATAAAGTTGGAAGAGTTGGAGCAGGCTAATAGTGGTATTGTCGTTCATTTTGATCTACCTGCATAAAGGTGAAATTGTGATGCCATTTCGTTTTAGAAAGTCGAGCGCCCGCGCTGGCAGTGGATCGTCAGGAGTTGATTTCTTTAACTTGTAGGCGAGCCTACCAATCATCAGAACCATATCCTCTACAAGCTGGTTGTCTGCTCTGGCGTTCCACATATCCGCCACGTGCTCTGGTATCACATCAGGGACATCTTTTTTGCATAGGCCCATGTCGGCGCTGCATGATGTGCAGTACACGCACACACGGTCATCCATTTCCCCTTTAAAGGTTCGGTAATACTGCCTGCTATCTAATTCGGCAGCGCCACCGCAAAATGGGCAAGGCAACAACTTAATTGGCTCATCCATTTCTCGGTGCTCCCGTGTCTGTATGATCTGAACAATGAGAATATCCATGCTCCCCTGGGCCAAACTCGCAGCCGCAACTGGAGCAATATGTTTTCTCAAATCTGGGCTTGCTTGCCTCGGCGCCGACACATAGGGCGCATTCGTATTGATACTTAATGCTGCCGTGCGGACCATATAGCTGCAGCTTTCCTGTGCCGTGGCAGGCTTTGCACATCTCCTGCTGTGAGTCAGCCCGCTGGGCGCGACCAGCCTCCCCCATTTGAGCAACTATCTCCCTGCTCTTTGGCGTGCAGAGCCTGCAGAATCCAAGGAAAGACTCATATTCACACGGTGTCATGGTGTCCAAATCTTCACCATCTAGGTGAAGCAGGGCGCGAAAAGCTGTATTCATTTTTGCGTTCATTTAAATCTCCTTGCTATGGCTGCGCCGATCGCAGCAACTGGAGATATAGTAGTTAACTACCTTAATATAGTCAAGGGATTTAAGTATATAATTCCCAAACTTTTGGTAGCGTCTTTATGGTTTTGGCGCCAGATCCGTATTTCACGGTCCAGGTGCTGGTCTGCGTGAGCAGCTCTTTCACCGTGCCGAGGGTCAACGGGGTGAGTTCCATTAGCGATGGGTTGCGGAGATGTTGCACGGCGTATCGGCCGGAGGTGAGCAGGTGTTGCAGGGTCACTGCACCGCCGTCGGTGTATACCCGCGTCACCCCGTCGCTCCCGGTCTCGATGTTGGTGATCGCTGCCCTGGTCTGTGCCGGCAAAAACGAAAGGATGCGTCCGACGAACAAGTCCATGATGCGAACACGCGCTGCTTTCTGCAGGGATATCTCTTTAAGTGCAGTGGTCTTGGTGAGATCGAGGGTGATGCAGGTGTACTGGGTCATTAACGTTCTCCTGGCAGGCATAGCGTGTTGTTTTCAAGATAGAACATCCACGTGCCTGCCGGGCAGTCAGTGAACTCGATTGGTTTATGGAACAGTGGGTTGCCATCACCGTCATCCGCATCGATCATGGCGGTGATGTCGGTGACTGTGAGCACAACGTTGAGGAATTCTTCCGTCTTGTGCAGGTTCATCAGTTCCGTGCCGCAGATATCGAGGAACCAGTAGGCGCCTGCAGCTTCCGCGAAATACTTAACACCGTCGGTGTATTTCATCGCCCGATACAGCGGGTTGAAATAAACCTGATCAGTGCCATTGAACTGGTCGAGCGCGTTACGCAGGTCATCGGGGTGTGGTTTTGTGCTCATTAGGTGTTACCTATATTTCAGCGCGAAGTGCGTTTATATAACTATCGGTTTAGAAGAGTCAAGTGCGGATTGAATAACTCTCTTTCTCTTTGTGCACCACTCACAGAATGCGGTTTGGCTCGGGTAATGCCGGATCGGACATACCAGGGCTTTGGGCGGTGGTCATGTCGGTGACTTTCATAGTAAATGCTCCGGCACAGTGACCGTCGCTTCGCGCTTGCTCATGACGAAGGCTCGCATGGCAGCGATGAGGGGCAAGGGGTCAACGCCCCATGCACGTTCGTTGCCGTCGGTATCCCAGATCTGGGCACTCCAGAGTTTGGTGTCGGGTGCGTAGTCGAGGGTGATGATTGCACTCTCGATGATAGCGCCCCCTTGTGCCCATTCAGTGGCTGGTGACCATAGTTTGCCAACGAGTTGATGGTTATCGCTTTGCAACCATAAGCCCATACGTTCTACCTTGACCTCGATACCGAGAGCCTTGGCCACGGCCCAGTTCAATTGTCTGGTGGTCAGGTCGTTGATCTTGATTTTCATTCTGTCTGCTCCGGGCAGTTGTTCTTCCTCGCGCCGATGTGTCCACCGTCCCTTGCTACTAATGCGTGCCATGTAGCGCGGCGACGTATTTTGCTTTTACGACAATAGTCGCGCATTGCTTTGTGGAACCGTGTGGAGGAGAGGCGTTTTCGAAGACTGGGCGGCCTCATAACGTCGGCCCCTCTTCGGGGGCGCCGCCGATGTTCGGCGCGGTCTGGTACGGGTCACGTGGATCGTGCCAGGTGTATGAGTATCGTGTGCCGTTTTTGCAGCGCACAATGACATCGATCTTAAGCGCGTCTGTTGCCCAGTGATCAAGGGTGAACGATTGGGTGCCACCGTTCTGGTGACACCCTTTGATTCCTTGTTCGAGGGCTTCGAGGGATGTGTTGTACTCCTCTTCGCAAGCGGCGAGCAGTAGGACGAGCGGGATCAGGTATTTCATTAGCCCTCCCATTCGGGAGCGGTCCAGGCGAACAGGCCGATGACCAGGAAGATAATCACGTTGAGGTATTTCATTCTCGCTCCATCTGGTAGCGTCGCTCATGGCCATTAGGGCATAAGCCGTGCCACACTTTAAAGGGTTGCTTGAACACATGTTCCGGCAGCTCCACGGGGGAGCCGCAGTCAGGACAGTACGGTCTGGTCAGGTCGGGGTTGTATGTATAGGTATCGGTGGTAAGTTCGGTCATTTCGTTTCTCCGACAAGTGGACACGTGGCAGTCAGCCCGTGCTGGTTTGCGCGGAACACCTGACGTTGTTCATCGCGCGTGCCCGGGTGGATCTTGCACACCGGGTACATGGTATCCATGTCACGGTGCGGGCAGTTGGCACAACTGCCCACGTCCACGGTTACGGTGATGGTTGTTATGGTCATCCGCGTGGCGTCATCAGCCGGAAGGCGATGGCCAGGGCAACGTAATACACCGCCATCAGGTGTTCCCCTTCGAGGAACAGGGGATAGCTGAGGGTAATGAGTACGATGGCTGCGGCTGTCAGGAGCACACTGGCGATGACCTCCATGAGGACAACGATGTCGGCGAGTGTGACCTTTGGTGCCTTGTACATGCTTTTGATTGTGTTCATAGGTGTTCCCTATATTTTGGGCGGAACGGCGTTTATATAACGGCGATCAATCCGGTGTCAAGAGTGTCTTTGGTTGCCGCCCGCTAGGGCTTCGCCTCGCGGGTAAAATAAAAAATGCCCTCACCGGCAGGGGCGCGGTGAGGGCGGTAGGCAACTGTGCCCAAAGGTTAAACTTATGCGGACTTGCGGGTTTTGGCTGTCAGCATCGACAGGTCCATGTCCATTACGGCTGCAATGGCCAGTCGTTTCTGGGCTTTCTTCTCGATTACGAAGTCTTCACGTTCACGCGCCATGCGGTCGCAGGCTTCTTCGAACGTGATGCACTCGCGCCATACCTGGTTCATGTCCTGGTAGCTGTAGTACGGCAGGCCGGTGGACTTGAAATCCTCGCGCCATGCGAACTCGACAGCTTCCAGTTTGAGGAAGATTGCAGCGAGACCAACGTACAGCTCTTCCAGAGCCTGCTGTTGTACTACTGGGGAGCAGTAGCTGGGATCGTCGGACTGCATTTCCTCGACCATCGTCACGATCGTTACGCCGTCTTCGTCATTGCGCATTACCACTTGCGAGCGGCCGGTTTCACCGTCGAGCTTGAACTCGGCGTGCTGGATGATTTCCAGTGTGGTGAGGAAGTGGCCGTTGGCGTTGCCGCCGTTGCGATTACCGCGTGCTGCCTGTTCCTGCTGCTTGCGGATGCCGTCGAACCGGTTGTAGGTGTCGCGGGTCAATTGACGGATCAGGCGGCGGATGGTGTTGAGCGTAGTAGCTGGGTCATTCTGGCCAAGGGTCACGAGTACGGGCGTGAGGGTTTCAATGCCGTATTTCTGCAACTGGACTGAGAAGTCTTTAACTTCGTCCATCGGAATCCCACGGTTGCGGGATGCCATCTTGTCGATTGCACCGTTGAGCATTCGTGCCTTGATCGGGCAGGATTCAACGATTTCATCAGCCTTCGGCTTCAATGCGGCGGCTTTCGCTGCGGCTTCTGCTTTCGCGGTTTCCTCTGCTGCGGCAGCTTCCTGCTGTTGGAGCAGTTTCGCTTCTGCTTTTGCGAGTGCTGCTGGTGTTGCTACTTTGCGGGACTGTTTAACGGTGATAGTTGTCATGATCGTTTCCTTTTTGGCTAGTTACGTTATGTGGGTGAATTCCGAAAATGAAATTCACAGACGAAAACCCTCCCCAGCTAATGCTGAAGAGGGTTCCGGTGGGGCAGGGCGTCGAGCGAGGGGGGTGGAGCGGGGATTAATTCGGGAGCCAGAGACCTGGTGATGCTTCCCGGTAATTGTTCTGGATCAGTATTGCTTCGACTTCACGTTCACCCACGTTGTAGGTGCGCTGTCGATGTATGGGCATGTCGGTGATGATTGACGCGCCTGCCTTGCACGCTTTGCCAATCTCGGTTGCGTCCGGAGCGATCCGTCCACCACGTGCGCCTTCGGCTGAGATAAACACGTTGTCACCGGGTGAATACTCACCACAGTTAGCTCGTGCGCCCCAAGCCCGTCGATATTTCTCGGTGCTGGAGCGTAAGGAACCACGGCCGATGAACTTGTTGGCCAGATCAGATTTCACCTGATCTTTGGTAATGTAGGGTCCGTCGCCGGGTAGGATTACTTTGTTCATGCTTGCTCCTTGAGCTTCGCTACGGTCTGTAAATGGGTGATCGCCTGCATTGCTCGGAGCAGCAGTCGACCGTGTTCGAAGTTGTGCCATCGTTCCGATGCAGTAGGTGCTGGTGGCGCGTCGGTAATCTTGTCGATTGCCTCGCTGAGCAGCTTGAGCGTGTCTTCGATCCGCTCGTCCATGTAGTTGCTCATCGCTTCGCTCCATAGTGGGGGAATGTGATGCCGAGTGACTGACAGTTGTCCATCACGTTGGTCATGTGGTGCATGAATGCGTTCTCGCCGTTTGCGTCGCGGCCGCCCCGGTGAATAACTGTGTCGGCTGCGCGCCTTGCTGCGTCGAGGCTGTACGCCATTTCGATGAAATACTCCAGTCGTGTTGGCATCGGCAAGCCTGTGATGCAATCTGTCCGAGTAATCTCGTCCATCTGCTGGCTGCTGATGTTGGCAGGGACTGGTTTGTAGTCATTGTTCGTGAAATGCTGCATGGCTGTCTCCAAGTAGATGAACGAAAGTGTTCACACAAGGAAAACCCTCCGCCTTATCGGCAGAGGGTGATGGTCAGTGTTCAGACCAGTCGATACCGTTGGCTGCGAGCCAATTGGTCAGTGGTTCGTATACACGGCCCCACTTGTTGGCTCGGACTGCGATGTTGTCGTCGATACCATCATCCGCTACGCGAATGTCGGTACCAGGGACATTGATGCAGTTCTCTGAGCCCTTGAGCCAGGCCAGGTATCCGGGATCGCCGTGCGGTTCAGCTTCTTCCTGAGCTATGCTTTCGGGTGTGCTGTTGGGCAGGATGACGAAGGTCAACCCTGCGTTGATTGCCTTGGTGCGATTGAATGAAATGTCCAGGCCCATGCTGTTATCTCCAAGTAGATGAACGAAATTGTTCACACATAACAAACCCTCCATGGCCTTTGCAGGCACATGGAGTGTTCAAATCGGAGAGCTATGTAGGGGATGCTTAGCGGGCGAGGGTGGATAAATAGGTTGTGAAGCTGACGAGCTTGGCGTGCACCAGCGCGCGATCACCGTCGGTGAGCCCGGGTGCGTTTTGGAGTGCGTTAAGGAACTGGTCCTTGGCCATGCGGATGTTGGCCTGGGTAACGGTTGGTTGTTGCAGGTGAGCTGCTGTCTTGGAGCTGAGAAGGGACAGTTGAGCCATGATAATTTACCTTTATAGGTGGAATATAGGTGGGGGTTTGGGTCTGTTTGTGGGTATGTTAGTGGGCACTACCGCTGAAGGACACAGGAGTAGTGCGAATGGTTCGGAAATGGGTGTTTTTTTTGTCAAAGTGTCATACCGTGGAAAAAATGGGTATGACACTCGGAAGCTATTGAAATACTTAAAGAATTTACTACTTTTTAACGATTTGTCATACTGTCATATGATTCTGAATTCAATATACAAATTCAGGTTTTTACTTAGATACATAAATAATTATGTATATATAGGGACAGCTTGGTGACACGTAGGTATGACAGAATGAGCAAATGTTGCTCTAGCCCAGAAGCCACGTGGCTTACAGGCTGTCATACCGTGGAGAAAATGGGTATGACACGGTATGACAAAAACGCCATTTTCAGAAAATCTGAAACTTTGGCATTAACATTGCATATCCGGACCATTGACATTTACTCCTTCACTTGGGGCAAGTGACCACCTTTTCGAAGGTGGACAAAACGCCCCTTTGGAAAGGGGATAAACGGCCACCTCATGCGAGGTGGCTGAGCTTCCTCTGGCGTCGCAGTTTGCGGCTCCACAGGAGAGCGATACGGACGCACTTGCCGATGGCGTCGTGCATCCACAGCACGCTGATCCAGAAGCCCACGGCGAGCATGGTGATGCCCTGCCAGAGGGTCTTGATCTGGCGCGTGTGGCGCAGATGGATGGCGATGCTGATGAGAATTGCGAGGATGAGGATGAACATGGTGGATCTCCTTAAACGTTGAGGACTTTGAAGTAGAAGGCGGATGACTTGAGGCCCTTGCGCGGCAGGCCATTCATCCACATGTCGTGGTTGCGGCAGATGAATTCACGGAATTCATTGCCGTTGCGTGCGAGATCGCTCGCAAGGTGCGCGGTCCATTCCGGACACGTGACCTTGAACAGTTGCACCGTGGCACCGTCAAGGGTGCCGTCGGCTGACTCGATCGGTTGGGTACTGACCAGTTGGAACAGGTTCATACGCTTGCCTCCAGGGTGAAGATGCCGGCGTCATTCAGACGCTGCTGTTGAGTGAGCGAGATTGCTCACACAGAAATAACCCTCCGCCTGTTAGGGCGGAGGGTCGGGGATCAGAACGGGATATCGCAGTCAGGGCCAACGAAGTTGGCGCGCCAGTTGGCAAAGAACGCGCGAACGTGGGCGCCGTGGATCGTGTCTTCGACAGACATCTCCAGCTCGACTCGCGCGTAGAACGCGGCTTCCTCGGCGGCGTCGAGGTCCAAATCGGACTCGAACTCTTCCCATTCGCACTGCGCGGGGAAGAACTCGTATGGACGTGCGGTTGCTTCGGGGTATCCACTCATGACTAACTCCTATTGGTTAAAAGAAAAAACACAAGCACAACCCTCCCGGTTGGTGTGCGCCGGTTTCGTCGAGGGGTTGCGGGTCAGGGATTAGCTGACCACGCGGCTCGAAATTAAAACCGGGGTCCCATTCGAAGAAAGGCTGTTTGCTCGTGTGAGAATTTAAAAAGGGGTGGGGTGTATGGCTACTTACCTCCCCTACATAACCGTGAAGGCGAAAATGTAATAGAAAAAAAATTACTAAAATTTTTCGCTACCTAAATTCCCGAACCATCAACCCCTGACCCCCGACCCGTAACCCTGGACAAACGACCTTGAAATATAGGTACTACCTATATAGACTATGGTGCCATGAGCTTCCTGTTATCTGACACGGATTACGCCAACCTTCGCGGGGCATATCCGCTCGTCAACATTTCACCCCTCACCACCCAGCAGGAACAGTTCCTGATCAGCCATTTTCGCGGGCTGAGTCTGCCCGCTGCCGAGCGATCCGCTGGCATGGGCAAAGGGCAGGGCACCTTGCTCATGAAGAAGGAAGGCGTCGACAAACTGATCCAGTACCTGCGCCAGCAGATGTTCACCGACGTGGTGATCAACGTGGAAATGCTCAACGACATGACGTTGCAGGCGCATGGCAACGCGAAGGATGCGACCGAACAACTGAAAGCAATCGAGTTGCTGGCCAAGCTGAACCAGGCCGGCGGCTTTGCAACCGGCGGCGGCAAAGCAGCAGCACTGCCCGGACCCAAAGACATTACCCCACCCAATTCCGTCAAGGCGCTGGAGAACATGGACGATGCCCGACTGCTGGAGCTTGCTGCTCTGGGTGGTATGGACTCCCTTGATCCGCAGCCAATCCAGCGCGGTATGGTCACGATCGATGACGACGACGTTATCGAGGTGATGCCTTGAGCCTGAACGTCGTCCCCCTCAGTGAAGTGCGCAGCGTTGCCGACGTGCTGCGGGACATTGCCGCGCAGATTGATAGCGGTGAGTACGACGGACAAACCGCCACCCTCATTCTTGACACCCGGGATATTTTTCACCTGGGTGTAACGCTGCCTGCCTACAAGAATGTGCAGGCAGTATTCGACATGGCGTATGGAATGCGGCGCCTGTCGACCCCCATCGAGGAGTTACCCGATGGAGTCCGTTAAGACATTCGACAGCGCAGAGGTATTGGCCCGCCGCAACGCGGACCCTGCCGTGCAGCGGGAAATCCTGCAGGACGAAGCGGAGCGTGAGCGCGCAGCGTTCAAACTGCGTGCGCTCGAAGAAGCGGAGCGCATCCTGTTACGGGACAACCCACAGGAGCTGGCCAAGCGCGAGCTTGCTCGCAGGCAACTGGCGCGAACGAACTACCTGCCGTTTGTTATGCGGTTCCACCCCGACTACCAACCGGGTTGGGTACACAAGGACATCTGCCGGCAGCTTGAGAAATTCTCGCACGATGTTGCGATGCGCAGATCACCGCGCCTGCTGATGATGATGCCACCTCGGCATGGGAAATCCACGCTGACTTCCAAGACCTTCGCGGCATGGCACCTGGGCCAGCACCCGACACACGAATTCATGAGCTGCTCGTACTCAGGTTCACTGAGCATGAGCTTCTCGCGCATGGTGCGCCAGATCCTGCGCGATCCCGCGTACCACTCCCTGTTTGATGCGCGCCTCGACCCTGACAGCCAGGGCGCAGAAGCCTGGCTGACCACCGACGGTGGCGGGTTCACCTCTGCCGGTATCGGTGGCGCAATCACAGGGAAGGGCGCACACATATTGAACATCGACGATCCGGTCAAGAACCGGGAGGACGCAGAAAGTGAGACAGCACGGCAAAACGCATATGACTGGTACACCTCGACCGCCTACACCCGACTGGCACCAGGTGGTGGTGTTCTCATTATTCTTACTCGCTGGCACGATGATGATCTGGCCGGGCGCGTTATACGGGCAATGAAAGCCAACAGTGACGCGGATCAATGGGTGATTATCAATTACCCCGCGATCGCCACTGCAGATGAAACCTACCGCAATCAGGGCGAAGCCCTGCACCCCGATCGTTATGACATTAAATCCCTCAAGCGAATCAAGGCGAACATCGGTGAGCGTGACTTCGGTGCGCTGTACCAGCAGAACCCGGTACCGGATATCGGGGGCTACTTCAAGAAGCCGGACTTCGAGTGGTATGACTACTACGATCCCGACGCAATTCCTAAACACACAGTCAACTACGCAGCGTGGGACTTGGCCATTGGCCAGCGGCAGTTGAACGACTACACGGTTGGTGGCTGCGCGGCGCTCGACATGGACAACCACCTGTGGATACGCGACGTGCACCGGGGGAAATGGGACTCGATGCAGATCGTGGATGAAATGATCGCGTTCTACCTGAAGCACAAGCCGGAACGTACCGGGGTTGAGAAGAACATGATCGAAATGACGATCGCCCCGTTCCTGAAACTGGAACTGGCGAAGCGGCAGATCAACAACTTCAACTACGTCACGCTGAACCCCGGCAAGCAGGACAAGGTGGCGCGAGCGCGCCCCATTCAGGCGATGCTGGAGAGCCGCAAGATTCACGTACCCCATAACGCGCCGTGGACGCAGGACTTCATCCACGAGCTGCTCCGTTTTCCAAACGGTGTGCACGATGACCAGTGTGACATGTTCGCCTGGCTTGGGCAGATGCTCAACATCATGCACCCCGTAGTAATTCCCGAGGAGAAAAGACCGACGTGGCGGGACAAGTTATCCCGTTTCACCGGGAGTGATAACCACAAAAGCGCGATGAGCGCATAACAAAGGAGAGTGTATGAACGCACGTGACGCACAAGTAGCACAGCAGGTAATCAACAGTGACGCTGAATCGGTAGAGCAGGTGATTGTTAGCCTGGGCCTGACAGCCCCGCGTGTGACGCCCGCCCGAATCGAGGAGGTCGTCGCACACGAGACCTACATAGTACCGCCCGGCTCCGGCACATTGACCCTCTGCATTCTCACGCTGCAGAACGGATTCACTGTCACCGGCGAATCGGCCTGCGCAAGCCCTGAAAATTTTAACGAAGAGCTAGGTCGCAAGATCGCCCGACGAGACAATTTGTAACCCCGAAAGTAAACACTGTTCACGAGACGAGCCGCCATGATTGAAGCACAAAGTACCGAAGCACGTGCCGACGAAGTAAAGAAATTCACTGACCAGATCGGTGAGCACGGCAGCCTCGCTCGTGAACAGTTCCGATTGTTCGAGTCGCGCTGGCCTGCGCATGAGATGTATGTGAAACGCCGGCAGAAATGTGCGGAATACTACATCGGCGAGCAGTGGGCTGCAGCCGACACCAAAAAGCTCGACGCGGAGGGGCGGCCTGCGCTGACAATCAACACAATCCTGCCGATCATCAACACGATCCTGGGAGAACAGCTCACCAAACGGGTGGAGCCGAAGATCAAACCGAAGAAAGACGCCACGATCGGTACCGCTAATGTCCTGGCGAAAGTGGTCACCCAGATCCTGGACGAAAACCAGTACGACTTCAAGGAATCCGAGGTGTTTGCCGACGGCATCATCGAAGAGCGTGGCTTTTTCGACGTGCGCATGGACTTCGACGAAAACCTGCAGGGTAAAGTCGTCATCGACTACGACGATCCGGCCGAAGTGATGCTTGATCCGGAAGCGAAACGCTACGAACCCAGCACCTGGGAGGAGGTCATGACTGTACGATGGCGCTCGCTCGACCAGATTGCTGCAGATTTCGGGCAGGAAAACGCGGATCGGCTGGAGTATGTAGCCCATAACGCAACGACCATGGGGATGGAGTCGATCCGCTACGAACGCAGGTTCGGCAACGAGACTCACCCCGACAGGGCCAGCGGCCGTGACGGATGGGAGTTTGTCGGTGCCGACAACTGGACCACGGACGCCACCAAGCGCAAGGTGAAATGCGTGCGTGTCATCGAACGCCAGTTTTACCAGGTAACTGCGGTGCATTTCTTCGTGGACCCGGCTACTGGCGACAGCAAACAGGTACCGGAAAGCTGGGATATCCAGAAAGCAACCGAGTTTGCCCGCGCAATGAACCTGTTTCTGCACAAGAAAAACGCGCGCAAGATCCGCTGGAGAGTGACCGCCGATTCTATTTTGCTGCACGATCAGTGGAGTCCGTACAAAACATTCACGAAGATACCGTATTTTCCCTACTTCCGTAGAGGCAAGCCCTTCGGTGCAGTCACGAACCTGATTTCCCCACAGGACCAGCTCAATAAAACCGAGAGCCAAATCCTGCACGTGGTCAACAGTACCGCCAACGGTGGGTGGATTGTGGAGTCGGGCTCGCTGAAAAACATGACAGTGCAGCAGCTCGGTGAACGCGGTGCCCAGACCGGTCTGGTCATAGAGGTGGCTGCCGATTCCGAGTCACCCCAGAAGATCCAGCCGAACCAGATCCCGACAGGGCTGACCAACATCAACATGAAATCCAGCCAGAACATCCGCACCATTTCCGGTGTGAATGAGTCCATGCTGGGGATAGAGAGTGCTGAAGTATCGGGCATTGCGCTGACCAATAACGAGAAGCGTGGCCAGGTCCAGATCCAGGTTGCCCTGAATTCCCTGGCGCGCACCCGCCTGATGGTGATGAACAAGGTGATCGAGCTTGTCCAGCAGTTCTACACCGAGGAACGTGTGTTCATGATCGTGAACGATCGCCCGGTTCCTGGCGCACCCGAGCAGGAAGAACTGGTGATCAACGGTGTCGATCCCTATGGCGATGTGATCAACGACATCACCATGGGGCAGTACGATGTGGTGATCGGCACGCAGCCGGCACGCGACAGCTTCAACGATTCGCAGTTCGCCGAGGCACTGGCCCTGCGCGAAATGAACGTGATGATCCCGGATGACCGCATCATCGAATACTCCAACCTGGAGAAGAAGTTCGAACTCGCCGAGGAAAGCCGCCAGATGAGCGGACGCGGTGCGCGTTCAGCGGAAGAAGAACAGATCGAACAGATGATGGCCGAGATGGGCATGATGCGTATGCGACTGGAACTCGCCGAGCTGGAAGGCAAGGTCATGGTCTTGCAGTCACAGGCAAATCTCAACGAAGCGAAGGCGGGCGAAGTCGATCAGAAAACTGAACTCGAAATCGAACGCATCAGCGCCAAGATTCAGGAAGTCCGTGAAGGATATGAGACTCGCCTGCGCCTGGCATTCGAACAGTCCTCCAGCAAGATGGACCTCAAAGCCATGGAGCATCGCGGCAAGATGCGCGAGAAGGTGGCCGACGCGATCATTCAATCAAAACAACCCCGCAATAAAAACTAAGGAGAAGTAAATGGCTAAAGTAGACACACAAGCACAGACGTTGACCGACGAGCAGATGGGCTCAGGGTTCTTCGGGTCCACCACGGACACAAGCATCGACCTCACCCCGGAGGAAATCGCCATACGGGACGAGACATCGGCACCCGTGGTCGAGCCGGTGGCCGAGCCGGAGCTGGAGCCAGTAATCGAACCGGTAATCGAGGTGGCCATCGAAACGGGGGCGCCCGTGGAACCGGCGAAAGAGAAGAGCCACATGGTTCCGATCTCCCGCCTGAACGACCAGATCATCAAGACCCGCAACCTGGAGCGACAACTGGAGAACTACCAGAACCCGCTCACGCCTGCGGTAAAAGCTGAGGATATTCCGCCGCTGGATGTGAAGATTGACCAGGAGGAGTTCAGCCGGATGTCGGATGCGCTGCTCGATGGCAAGGCCGACATCGCCCTGCCGCTGTTCTCCAAGATGATTGCCGACGCGGTAAAAGTAGGTGTGGCGCACGGCAAGGCGGACACATTGGCCACGGTCCAGAAGGATCTCGACAAGCGTATCTCGCGCGGTGTCGACAACACCCTGGTTGCTGACCAGTATGAGGCGGCGATCGACGCCACCTACGAGGCGTACCCCATCTTCAATCCGGAGTCTGCGGACTTCGATGCGGATATGATGGCAGATGCCAAGGCATTACAGGCCAGCTATCAGGTGACGCACGGCATGGTGAAAGGGCACAACATGGCCGTGGAACGGGCGCTGAAATTACACCATCCCGAGCTGCTGGTAAAAACCCCCGAGGTAACTTCAACGGAAGCGCCGGCAGGGGCCGCGCGGAATCCCGATCAGATCAGGAAGAATGCGGCAGCCGCAGCAGCACAGCCCGCACGTCCGGCTGGCAGAGCGGCGGCTCCCGCCGAAGTAACCCCAATGTCGGTTGATAACCTGACCGACGAGGAGTTTGACGCCTTGCCCGAATCCAAGAAAGCGGTATTGCGCGGGGATTAATTTCCCGTTACCGCAGGAGCTTTGCACAGGAACACAAAGACGTGGGCGACCGCTACCTTCATCGGTAGCGGTTTTTTTTATGGGTGTTGCAAAATAATAGGTACTACCTATATACTTGATGTCATCGCAGGCACCACGTCACGGACCCCCTCAGTACGGTACTACTGCACCTCGTTTCCTCTGGACGATACCAGGGCGGCAATAGGCAGCTCCGCAAGCTACCGCCACTCGACTATCAATCATTCCACTACTAGGAGACGCCACTCATGGCCGAAACAAATTTTGCACTCTCTACTGCCCAGAAGAAAGTCTGGGCGCGCGATGTATGGTCCATCGCCCGCAACAACAGCTTCGCGTTCAACTTCATGGGCGACTCGCCCAACGCGATGATCCAACGCCTCACCGAACTGACCCGCACCGAGAGGGGCGATCAGGCAGTCATGACATTGGTACCTGACCTGGAAGGTGACGGCACCATGGGCGACTACGATCTGGAAGGCTTCGAAGAAGCTGGCCTGGCGTATGACCTCACGATCAACATTGACCAGATCGGTCATGCGATGAAATCGAAAGGCAAGATGTCCGAGCAGAAGTCTATCGTGAACTTCCGCAAAACGGTGCGCGATGTAATGGGCTACTGGTTGTCTGATCGTATCGACCAGATGGCGTTCCTTACACTGGCCGGTATCCCTTTCACCCGCAAGAACAACGGCGGTCTGCGCCCTGTGCTGGCAGCCGGACATAACCTGTCCGATCTGGCCTTCGCCGCTGACGTGTCCGCGCCAACTAGCGCACGCCATTTGCGCTGGAGCAACTCACTACAGGACTTCGCCGCTGGCGACGTTACTGCGGTTGTTGCTGCCGATGTCCCGACTTACCGCATGTTGGTGTTGGCGAAAGCCTACGCCAAAGAGCAGTACATCAAAGGTATCTCAGGCCCCGGTGGTCAGGAAATCTACCACGTGTTCGTCACACCAACCGGTATGGCGAAGCTGAAACTGGACCCTGACTACATCGCCAACGTGCGCTACGCCTTCGCGCGCGGCGAGAAGAACCCGCTGTTTGCAGGAACCACCTCCGTTATGGCAGATGGCCTGATCATTCACGAGTTCCGTCACGTGTATAACACCCTCGGTGCTACCACCGGCACCATCTCCAACGTCGGTGCGGCGGGCTACAAATGGGGCGCCACAGCAGCCGTCAAAGGTCAGCGTATCGCAATGTGCGGCGCGCAGGCACTGGGCTTCTGCGACCTGGGTTCCCCTGAGTGGTACGAAAAAGACTTCGACTACGGCCGCAAGCCTGGTATCTCCCTGGACAAAATCCTGGGATTCAGAAAGCCCAAGTTCCAGAGCCCGATCAACGGGAACGTACAGGACTTCGGCGTCTTGAGTATCGATACCGCGATCTAAGCGTAACGATAGAACTGAAAAACCCGCTGCTCACCCAGCGGGTTTTTTCTAACAAGAACCCACGGAGACCCACCAATGACCAAGAAAAAAAGCGAGACCCCTGAAGTAACCAACGAATTCTCCGCTGCTGATGCTTTCGCCGGCAGTGATCCTGTAGCGCAGGAGAACACAGATTCCCAGGTCGGTGTCGAGGAAGACCTCGAAGCGCGCCCCGGTAAAAAGACTGCGGCCGTAGTACCCGCCGACCCAGCCCTTGATTTACCTGTAACCATCACGGCGGAACACAACCTGCGTGTTGTTACCGAACCCGATCAAAACGTGTTCCATCTTAACGCAGGTGAGCCTCGTGTATTGCCAAAGCGGTTGGGCCTTGCGGCACAATTGGCGGGCGCACGTGAAGGCGTCATCGTAACCATCACTGCGGCTGAGTAAATATGGCTACTACTGCGGCAAGTCTGTTCGCGTCTCTCCGAAGCCTGACCCTCGATCTTGCGGGTGTGCGATGGAGCGAAACGGAATTGCTGCGGTGGTTGAACGAAGGGCAGGTTGTTGCCGTCAACAACAAGCCCACCGCGAATGTAGTCAACGGCCCGATCACCCTCGTGGCTGGCATCCGGCAGGGTCTTCCTGCCGGGGGCGTTTTCCTGCTTGATATCACACACAACACGGATGGCAGCGCCATCACCATCGTGTCACGCAAAGACATGGATTCCGGGTTCCCCTCATGGCCGAGCGTCACTGCGACTGCAGCCGTCGAGCATTACATGGTGGACACCGATGATCCGAAGACGTTCCTTGTGTATCCCCCGAACACAGGGGGCGGCACCATACAAGGGCGCTATGCAGTATCACCAGCGACGATTGTGGCGGCGGGGGACCCCATCACATTGGCGGATGAATACGCACCCATCCTGCTGGATTACCTGCTGCATCGCGCGTACCAGAAAGAGTCCAAGAATTCCCAACGGCAAGCTAAATCCCAGGACGCACTGACCAGTTTCTTGCGGGCGCTCGGAGTGAGCATCCGCCGGGATTTTGTCTACATTCCTCGTCGAACTGGTGAAGCTGATGGCCCGAGTCCTGTATAACACCCTGCTACCTGACATCCAGATCTACGCAGGCAAGTGCCCAACACCGATCATCCTGAATCAGTTGCGCCAGGTGGCGCGTGATTTCTATCGCATATCGCAGGGGTACGTGTATACCCTCGATGCCACCGATGTCGAAGCTGGGCAGACTGAGATATTCCCAAGCCTCCCCGATCAGACCGAATTACTGGTGCCGCTGAATCTCACGTGTGAAGGTACGTCCGCACCGCTGGTCACCACGACAGTGGCTCAGGCGAACGCG